ATCTGTTTTTGACGAGCAACAAAATCAGCAGCAAAACCAATACCAGCAACCGCAGCAGCAAGGCGGATTTGCACCGCAACAACAAGGTGGTTTCACCCCACAGCAACAAGGCGGCTGCTAACAACTTAGAGCCGCCGATTGATTTTGACGATGATATACCATTTTAAATAATAAAGGTGAACTCAACGGATGAGTTCACCTTGAGATCTGAAGTATATTGTTAATACTTACCTGACGCCAAAGTCAAACATTACCCTTACAGATTCTGCATCGGTTCTATTTCCTGTTGAAATGTCTATAACTTCTATTCTGCATTTTTGAGTTGTAATATTTCCAGAGTCACCAGCTGGCATATCAACAAGCAGTCTTACACCACTTCCTATCGAAGGCGCTCTCGCAATGGCTGAAAAAGCATAATCATCATCAGGCGCGCTATTTTCAAAGAAAATATCATACCTTCCTGCATCAACCCTTGTTATTGAGCTTATACCTATGAGTTTTTGCTCGATAACCGACCCAGAGCCGTTGAATGTACACATTGGATTGTTGTGCTTTATTTTTGCTTGCTCAAAACTTAAGAATGATAACCCATCAACAAGTAACCCAGATGCACCCGAATTCTCAATTGATAAGGTGTAATAGCCTTTTGTTGAAATATGAATAAATCCGTTGCCGTCAGTATATACGGGATCTTGCATTTGGCCATGCCTAACCGCTGATGTTTCTGTTATGGTCTTATCGCTGTCTGGGCTTGATGTCGCTGACGCAGGAAACGCGGGGTTAAAGCTTACAGGTTTATTTATTGCTCCATCCAATAAATATTCAGATTGCTCATAACCGTTAATTAGCTTTATTGTTGCAGTTGTGTTGTTAACCATCATTTCAGGCCATACAATTAAGTCATCTTCTGCCGCGTAAAACGTAAAAACCAAAGGTTTTGTGTTTGTTACGTTTACAGTCTGAGGTTCAGAACCCAAAAAAGGCGGAGTGTAAGATGATGCGTTTGACAATGTAACAACGCCCTGTGACGCAGGTTGAAATACATTTGATATCCCAGAGTTTGAAAGGAGCTTAGAACCTGACTCAACTTTTTCAACGAATCTATGCCCTGATAGCAGTGGCGCTGCCAGTTTAGCCCCTATAATCAAATGTCCGTTTGTGCTTGGATGCACGCCGTCCTGTGTAATTCTGTTTGCTGCATATGAATTTGTGATTTCCTCCTTCCAGTTGATTAGCGTTAACCCTAGCTCGTTTGCTACGGCCTTAAGCTGCTCGTCATACGCTTTGTGCGCCTTGGTTGACGATGCTATGCTACCATCCCATCCGGTTGCAGAAGAAAAGTTTAGAGCAGACATTAAGATGACAGTGTTTCCTCTTAATATTTCTCTTATTGCAAATCTTTTAACGGCTTGCTTGTATGCTTCTACGCCATCTAAATTATTTGTTCTTATGCCATTTAGGTTTGCGCCATTATTTGTTGCAAATAAAACCTCATTAACACCATACATAATAGTGCTAACGCCAGCGACCGCAGGACTCCTATGCATCAAATAGCCAGTGTAACACCTAGCGCCACTGTACCCTCTATTTGTAACCGTGCAATTTGTTTGCATGTATTTGTTTAGCTCAGACTGTAAAACTTGCGGCCATGCAGCGTTGAATTGCCAATGATTAAACGTTGAGCCGTCCCCATAGTTTGTTGGCTGCCCGATTCTATTTGTTGCACCCGCCGAATTTGGTAATGCTTGACCGTAAGTTATTGAGTCACCGTAACAGTTAATATTAAAGGTCACATCCCTAGCGTATAGATTCGCTATGTGTTTTGCGTAGTTTTCAGATTCAAGCCTTGATATCACTCCGTCATTTAGGTTGTCATCAAAAACAAGATAACCTCCACTGGTGATGGATATCGATCTTTCATCGTCAAATGTAATGTTTGTTGACGTTTGTCCGTCAACAACTTGGGAAACACTTTTGAACCTCCAAAAACTACCGCCAAACTTGTCAGACACAAAAAACAACTGCCTTTCAGTTGTGTTTTGCAAAGACTTTATTTGCGCGCTAGTTATTGCCACGCAACCAGCTACCTGCTCAGAGTTGACGCCGTATTGAGTCCAATCTATATCCACAGCTCTTCTATAGCTAACTTGCTTGTAATCATTGCTGGTTGTCGGGTCTGTTCCAGGTGCAACAACGTGACCTCCTTGCGGGATTTCTGGAGTGTACACCCACTCATTTCCATTTGAATCTTCAATTGTTTGCGCGTTACTTGTTATCGTTCCACCTGTTGCAAAATCAAAGCCAGATGGTGATAGGTTAAATCCATCAACTAGATTCCTTATCTCTGTATTTGCTCTTTCGTTGATTCCTGCAATTGTTTTTGCTGGCGAGTCTGCTGCCTGCCCAAGCCTAAATGTCTGGGTGTGATTCTCATCACCATTGGTCCACCCTGACGCGTCATTTACATCAGTTTGAAATTGGTTAGCAGTTACATCTGTCATGATTTTATCTCTTATAAGTAAAGTTAAGGTGATTATAACAAATTAATCTTATTAGTAGATTATACGCTGTGATAATGTTGTTTCTAGTGAGGTGAATATGATTAGAAAAGATTGGATGAGCTTTGAAATAGAGGTCTTAAGATTTGCTTTAAATAACGGCAATTCACTTAGAGAGGTTGCTGTTGTTTTTGGTAGGTCATTATCTAGCGTTAGAGCGATGGCTTACAAGTTAAAAAGAAATGAGTATTTAGTTAATTTAAAATTTGGAGAGTGAAAAGTGAATTACTTTGAATTATCAAAAAAGGTGATTGAGTGGGCCAGAGATAGAAACTTAATTGAAGGCTCTACGCCTCAAGCTCAGTTTTTAAAGCTTGTTGAAGAGTGGCAGGAGGTTAATATTGCAATTTCCGATGAGGAGAGAATAAAAGAGATTGGGGATTTTCATGTTATTGGGATCATAATGCTTGCTCAAATGGGTCAAGAAGATCTTGATGTTAGGGTTAGCTTTGATAGCTTGGAGTGGTTTGACTTACTTGGTAACATAGCGAGCGGGATAGCTAAATCAGATTCTCGAGTATGGGTTTGTGTTGTTGCGGCAATGAATTGCATTAATGATTTTTTACCTAGCGGAGTAGATCCAGCAGACGCCCTGCAAGCTGCGTATGACAACATTAAAGACCGCAAAGGTAAAATGGTTGACGGTGTATTTATTAAAGAGTCTGATTTATGAGAAACTGGCAAAACGAAGCAATAGAATATATATCTAAGGGTCTGCCTGTGCCTGACTTTATAGTCAAAGGTTTGATTGATGAAAATAGCAAGCTGAAAGGTAGATTAGATCACTACGAAAACAAAGAGCGAGTTTTCGCCTGCAATAGCGAGCAAAAGTAAACGTTGTTATACTAAGCCCTAGATAATTCATTTAGGGCTTTTTAATGGAACAAGTCACATATAACGGGCTATCAATCGAAAGCCCATCAACCGAAGTTGCCACAAACTCATCAAATAGAAGGTTTAGTTTATTTGGTGGTGGTTATTACAGCTCAACTAATTACACGTTTTCACCAGCGCTAACAGGCGGCAAGCGTGATATGTATTTCGAATTTGGTTGGCCTCAAGTTTTAGAGTTTAAAGATTACTTTGCAGCAAGTCGCCGCACAATTGGTGGTGCTTGTATTAGCAAGGTGCCAAAAAAGTGCTGGTCAACTCCGCCTACCATTAAGGATGGTGACAAAACAGATACGCAATTCTGCAAAGAAGTTAAGCACATGGTTGATAAGCTTGGCCTGTGGAATGCAATGAAGAATTTACATATCCGCTCTAGGGTTTATCAGTATGGCGGTATTGTCATTGCACTAAAAGAAACTGAAAAGGTATCACCAGAAAACCCTATCACTTCACCGTCTGGCGGTGTTTATGGTTTAACTAGGTTGGCCGCAAAGTATCAAGATCAAATCTCATCGTATAACGTTGAAAAAGATAACATTGAGCAAGACTTTAATAGTGAGCGATACGGCCTGCCTAAATATTTCAGATATCGCGAAAACGTTTTAAGTGACAATGATAAGTCTGGCGGCACTCAATTCAACATTCATCCTGATAGAGTTTTTACATTTAGCGAAACCGCAAGTAATGGCGAGCTGTACGGCGAACCAGCTTTAGAGCAGGGATTCAACGCGCTACTTGGTATTGAAAAGATAATGGGTGCCAACCCCGAGGCAATGTTTAAAAACGCTCAGATGATGCCATGGGTAACATTTAACGAAAAAGATAACGCTGCGCAGATACTAGGCAACCCAAAAATAAAGGAAGCGTTTGACGAAGCGCAAGAGCGTGCAACTGCTGGACTTGATCCGATTAGAATGCTTGTTGGTGCCGATGTTAAAAACTTAGATACCAATGTGGCAAGCCCTAAAGATATTTGGACTGTGCTTACTCAATACTTAGCGTCAACAGTTGATTTGCCAGCAACAGAATTGTTTGGTCATACTGTAGGTGAGCGAGCAACAAGTAATGATGGCTCTAAGGTTGCCATGACCGCAACAGAGGTTAGAGAAAACGTATTAACTCCTAAGATGATTATTCCATTTTTCGACAAGCTAATTAAGCTTAAAATCCTGACTCCACCTGATTACTATATTTGCGTTGAGTGGGATGATTTAACAGATCCATCAGAGTCGGAAAAGCTTGAGAACATGGAAAAGAAATACAAAATGAATGAGATTGCGTATAAAACTGGCACGGACTTACCTTTCCCTGATGTGAATGAAAACCGCAAAGCTGCAAGCTATGAAGAAATCGAAGTCGCTGAAAGGTTTGCTGAGTAATGCAGATTCGAGCAATATTGCCACTTCATGCAGATGATCCCGCGAATCAATTCCCAAATATTCGCGGGGCAAATCGACAACTTGATAAACGCTATGATCGCATTCAAAAAGTTTTGAACTCATATATTCGAAGCCTTAAAAACATTCGCGTTCAAAATGCCGTCAACTCATACCGTCAGCCGACAAAGTTAGAGCAATCAGAGCGCGGACGCTGGGATAAATACGAGCCAGTGTTGCAGGTTAATGAATATATCTATGAGTTAGACGCAAGCAGGTATATTGAGATTGACGATTTTATACAGCGCTTACTTTATGAGGAATTGTTAGATAATCCGCTTGGCAATTACACAAATAGATTTTGGCTAAACTCGAATTTAGAGCAAGCCTATAGCGATTCATTGGAAGATATCGCAAAAGAGTTAAATCTTAGCTCTAACGCAGAGGAATTAAGCGAGCAAGCAGCAATGCAAATGCGCCAAGTTACCGCTGAGTCAATGCTATTCTCTCCACCTGTGCAGCGTCGATTGGGTTTAGTTTATGCTAGAGTCTTTAATGAAATGAAAGGCCTTGCTGATAGATCTAAAGTTGACTTAGCCGAAACCTTAACACGCTCAATGGCTGACGGTGTTGGCATACCTGAGATAACAAAGCGTATTAAACAGCGCCTAAACGTGTCGTATAGTCGAGCTAGAACAATAGCAAGGACAGAAATATTAAACGCATTCAGAAGTGCGACAACGGACGAAACAAGAGCCATCAACGAGGAGTTGACACAAGATGAAAGCGTTGAGTTTCAATTGTTGTGGTTTAGCGCTTTAGCTCCGACAACTAGGCCTCATCACAGGGCGCAGCATGGCAAAATTAAAACGCGTGAATGGGTAAAGGATTTTTACTCTAAAGTTGCCAATGCTATAAATTGTATCTGTGTTCAGAGACCTATTTTAGTATATAAAAAATCAGGTGAGCCAGTGGCGCAAAAAGCTTTGGTTAAAAGGCTGAGGGAGCAAGTGAAAGAAAAGGCCGATTAAGCGATAAGCTCAATCGGCAACTTGAACAAATATGATGAACATATTCGTAGTATGAACACCTCCGATTATACACACCGAAAAAGACTGAATCAATCAGCCTCATATATCCTTGGGTCATAGTTATTCATCGTCAATTGTATGACGCCACCATTCACCGATTTATCAATCACGCGCCATCTTTTCGGCGTTACCGCAGTTTCAACTAGATAAAACCTAGATCCTAGCGGCGATACTGCATCAGGCGCATAAGCCTCGCTTAAATCAGTTGCGGTGATAACTCGATCGTTATTGGGGTCATTAGTAACAGCTTGAGGGCCAACAACATCACCGACTGCATTTGTGAAATACAAGTTATAACTTTTGGTTATATCAATCGGCTGATTTAGCGTTGCAACGTTGCCGTTAACGATTCTGAATTGACCTGATAAAAACCCGCTTGTTTCGTGTATCTCATCCCACAAAACAACATCACCCCTATTTCTCAATACCGCTGAGGTTAAGAATGTGTCTGAGCCTTGAGTATGCTGATACATTAGCTTTCTAATTTCTAGCTCTGCTCTATTTGTTGCGTTTGTTAGTGATTGACAGCCAGTTAAAGTAACTCGCTTAGGGTTTCGTCCTGGCGTATTAACTATATTCGTACCGTCAAAGCTTCTGTAAATAAACGTAGGCTTATTAATTGTTCTGTCGATGTATTCAATTTGAATCGAGTCCTTATCACCTTCAACAAATAAGCGGCGATTGATAGAGTAATCTCTAAACTCCTGCGCCATTACATCACTTCTCGATAATACGCCATCGTTATTTGTCACAGCCTCATCGCGCCAGAAAGAATACACGCTACCATCAGAGAAATACTGTGTACGCATAACGTTACAAATGATAGATATTTGCTCTAGCAAGCCTTGCCTAACATCGCCAAAAGTAAAGTCAAACTGTGCAAGCTCTGGGTTAATTGCGTCTAGTGACTCCTGTATTTCGTACAAAGAATCTAAATCAAATAGTTCTAAAATTTGTGCGTCATTGTAACCGTGAAAATCCTTGAGCAAGAATAGGATTGCATCAGCGCATTTTCTTGATGGCGCGTTAGCTGTTATCTGTCCAGTAGCGCGATTGTAGCTCGGCATATTTTGCTGACCGTTTATAATATTTATACGATTGCTTACGCCTGAGCCTGTGGCGCTTGGTGTTGATCTAATTATCGTGCGCAACATTGTTGCGTTTTGGAATTGCCCAAAGTTAGAACCTCCATTTTCCACAATACAATAAACACTGTCTAGAGTTGGTACGTCAGGTTGCGCTGAGTCTTGAGATTCATTGTTCGTTCTGAATACTTCGAACTCATACCAACTAATGCCATTGCTTAAAGTTGCCTCAAAAGTTCTATTTTGCGCATCGTTTGGCTCTTCTGCTGTGTAGCTGACGGTAAAAGTTTGATTGTTACCCGTCCTAGCTCCGCCTTTACCGTCAAGCTCGTACACTTCTATTTGTAGGTCAACTGTAAAGTTTAATCCCTGCCTAAATGCAATATTAAATAACAGTTTTTCTGCTTCTATTGGTGTTGCGAATGGGCCTATGGATGTACTTATGATTGTTGATAACTGACTTACTATGTAAACGCCATTGCTACTGTATGGGCCGTTAAAATCACTTATAACTATTGTGTACTCAGTGCCGTTCAGCGTCATGCTTTGTATTTCGCCGGTGCCACTTACTGACTCTGGAATCGGTGGATTCCCAGGCTCTGCAATTGTTGCCGCATAATCAAGCTCAATTGATCCGATACCCGCGTCAAAATCAGATTTTAGCTGGTCTGAGTCTGTTGTCTGGTCTACATATGCGGTAAAAGTAGAACCTACATAAGTTGTTGCAGTTGCAGCTTGTTGTAATTGGTATGTTGTACCTATCTGACCCTCATTTCTGCCGCGTATTACCTGCCCGTCAACCTCATCAACAGACTGACCCACTCTAAATTCTGGTATTGTGGTAATTCCGTTAACAGGCTGATATCTATTTATTGTCGCAGGGAATCTTGAGGCTTCTGTATTGCCTAGCTGAATTGTACCGCCTGTAAAATCACCTAATGTTACATATAGATATTGCTCTGATACTCTTTCGTTATTATCAAAGTATTCAATAGCCTCTTGGATTAAGTCGGGGTATACGCGAGGCGACCCGCAAACTATAGCTTTTTGCTGGAATGCACGCACAACGTTAGTTTGTGATTGATATGTGTTGTTAGGGCTTCCGCGCTGCGTGTCTTGCTCTGGCAGGTCTGGTATATCAAGTATTTGCTCAACAGCAAAGCCTAAAACGTCCTCGGCTACACCAGTGAAGCCGCTAGATACGCCCTTAACCTCGGTTACAACCTTAATCTCATCACCATCAGTCAATGGCTTGGATAAAGCTCGCTTCTCCTGCGGCAATATCTCACAGCCGTTAAGATATATCTTACTATTCCAATCATGTAACTCACCGAATTTATCGGCAATAATCTCATTGATGCTTAATCCATCAGCGCATGGGTAAACTCTGGGCCTTATAGTGCCTGTCTGGTCTGTGACAATTAAACTAATCATTCAAAAGCCTGTAATTTATGATACGTGACTTCATTATACAGTCTTTTTAGTGCACGCATTTTTACCAGCTCAACTTTTCCAGCGTTATCAATGTGACCGTGTGAATGTAGGAATTTAGCGCCACCAACACACAGCGCTATATGCTTAGTCTCTCCGTGAGTGTAAAATATAGCCATCGCACCATCTTCATAGTTATCTATTTCAGACCACTGCAGATCAATGTTTTTTTCTACCACATCAGCTATAGGCTCGTTTTGCTCGTAGCCTTTTACCTCTGATATGTCCCAACCCATGACATGGCGGTAATAAAGTTTAACAATTCCGAAGCAGTCGCAGCCATCAAAATCAGATTGTCGGTTAACCCAAGGAATGCCGATTACTTTATTGATAAATTCATCTTTAGTCATTGTCTAGTCCTGGGAACTCATCGCGGGTATAAATCTGCTCGCCGCTTGTTACTTTGGATAAGTTAGTGGCTTTTAGCGCTAGACTTACAGTTTGCTCTGTGTAAGTTAATCCGCCAGCACCGACGGTGTAATCCTGCTCGGGTGCTGTTTGATTACCAAGGTAAACAAGTATGCGCACTGTAACTTTGGTCAATCCGCCTATTGCTTCCTCAACCTGCCTAACGCCATAGCCGACACGATTAAAGGTTAACTGACCTTTATTCGTGTCGTCCGACATTAAAACGCTAACCTCTGGCGCTTCAAATGCTGAGCCTTCAAATGCTAGCTGGTTACCGTCAACGGTGAAAGTAGCACCAAGTGGAGCACCTTTAACAAGTCTTATTTGTTCGCTGTCTGCGCTATCTATAATCACACAGACAAACTTTTGTATGTTGCTAGGGCTTTGCTGTGTATAGCTTTTAAAAGCGTCTGTGTACGTCATATTTTTGGAATCTCAAAGTTGATGATGTGTGACCAAAGATTATGATCACCAAACTCAAAGTATAAATCCTGCTCGGATTCTGTTGAGCCTGTTAGCGCATCGGTTATCTCGTTAGCTTGCACTGCACAGCGATATATCTGCCATCCATTGAAAGGTTCGTTTTCTGGATTTAATGGCCGCTCAATAAATCTTACAGTTTGATCAAATGTACCACCCTCAACACGTAGCGGAATTGTAAAAGGAGTGAATCCACCGTTTCGCCTAAACCATGCAAAAAATCGCCCCGCATCACTTCTAAGCATACCAAGGCGTAACTCCCAAATTGGAGATTGAGTGTTTCTTATCTTTTCGCTTCTAGCTTCTTGATCAAAGTTTGCTTGAGTTAAAAGCGTGTCGGGCAAATCTCTTTGCTTACCCTCAATAACTCGTACAAAATCGGGTAATACAGTTGTATCTATTGCCATTATCTACTCCCGTCAAGGCGAATGTTTGTACCCTGTCTCATAGCTTTTGATATTCCACCCTTACCCTGCGCTAGGTCAGAATACATTTCTTTGAATCTTATATCTATCTGTCTATTCACAACCGATACATCTGGCTGTCCTAGCTGGGAAGGCACACCATAAATGTTAACCTGCACATCACCACCACCAAAAGCATCTTTATTGCTTACAACATTGCCATTACCAGATGGTACAACTATCTCTGGGCCTCGCTCACCGACTAGGTAAGGCTTTCCGCCAGATACTGGGCCGCCGAATTGTCTAGCGCCAGATAATGCAAAACCTCCGACTATGGCTGCTATTATTGCGCCTGTTGTTGATAATGCTATCGGTGCTGCTGCCGCCGGTGCTGCGCCTGCCGTTGCTATCGATGAGGCTGCCGCTGCTGGGGCCATTGCCGCCGCTATTGCCGCGCCAGATGCAACGCCCGCTGTTGTTGTTGCCGCTGTTGCTGCTGTTGCTGCCGCCGCCTGTGTTGATACTGCCGCTGTAACCGCTGCCGTTTCCGCCGCCTTGCTTGAAATGAATCCCGCGCTTATTGCTGCTTGTTTTATACCGTACTTAATTAAAGACCCTAGAGCCTCAGTTATAAGTGATTGACCAAGCATTCTAACTGCGTCATTCATATCTTGAAATCCAGCCAAGCCAGCCGCCAATGAGCCAGCCGCCCTATTTCCAAATGATTCCCAATCCACAAAGTTAATACTTTCTTGTAGCGAGTTTACTTTTTCTGTTCTTTGCTCAACGCTTGACACAATTGCTTGATCATATAGCTGCTGACTTAACAATCCTTGCTGCCTTAGCTTGGTCAATCTCGCCAATTCTTGAGCAAACCTTTCATCCTCACTTAGCCCGCGATTAATTACCCTTTGAGCCTCACCCTTTGCTTGCTGTCTTTCTCTTTGATTTTGCAGTTCAGCAATTGCTTTTTCTCTTTCGAAATATTGATCAAGTTCGTCATTAACATCAGATATTCTTTGTTTATACTCCGCAGAAAATAAACCCGCCTCCAAATCTAGATATTCATCTAACTCATCATTGAGGGCGTTCATCACGTTATTGTTTTCTATTATTTCCGCAGTGTTTCCGCTTATCGCCTCGTTAAGAGCCTCTATTGTTATTTGACCCTCTCTGTATTTCTGAATCAGATCTACAGTCTGAGCGATTAGGTTTCTACCCACCGACGTATTTGCGGCACCGGCATCAGAAAGGGCAAGCAATGACGATTCAAGCCCCTCAACATCGCCACTTGCAACAAAACCTGTGATTGCTGACGAATAAGCTCTAAAGGACTTTTCCGCTGCTGCATATCCGTTAGTACCAACTTGTACGCCTAGAAGATTTTCAACTTGATCAGTGTATGTGTCAAAGCTTCCTCGCGTGTCGTCTATGGCTTCTCTAATGCCTGTCACACTTAGTTCAATAGCTTTGTTTTGCTCTGCTATTGTTGTGGCTAGCTTTATTTTTGCCAGCGTTTCATTGAGCCCCGCTAGGCGCTCCATTTCCTCGGTGTAGTTTGCAACTTGTCCAGAGCCGACAGTTATTACAGCCTGCACGCCTTCAATTGCTTTTTCCAGCTTCTCTGCATTTGTCGCAGCATCACCAAAGGCAAGATACAAACCACCAAACACAGCCACAGCCGTAGCAATACCAGCACCCAGCAAGCCAAATCCGCCAATTAATTGCGGCAACTGCTGAGTAAATGCAACCATTGCGCTTTGTCCGCTAGCAATCTGCACCGCGAAATCTTGCACCTGATACGATGCGTTTTGGATGTTTTGCGTAAAGGCTTTATTTACACCCTTGGCCGTTGCCGTGGCTTGAGCGTCAAAATTCTTTAGGTTTTTATTTGTGGAATCTATCGCACCATCTATTCGCTTTAGCCCTGCGATACCTTTATCAAAGGTAACATCAAAGCTATAGCTAGCGCTTCCTACTTCTGTAGTCATTCTAGAATCTCATTAAAATTAACTTGTGTTAGTATAGCATTCACATAGTTTGAAAGTCATAGGTGGTGGAATGTTTAAGGAATATGGATTTGGGGAAATAGAGATTGACGGCGTTGTTTACAGCATAGCGCCGACATTTAAAAACATAGCGAAAATAGGTCAACCATTTGAAATAGTGGAGGTTATGAAAAACTTGAATTTCGGCTCGGGTCACACTGTTTTTAGAGACGCGCTTAATGTTGTTAACTCATGCAGTGATAAGGTACTCCCTCACAATTACAAGGTAACAATGCGCAACGGTGTGACAAAGCTAATAAATCCACCGGCGCAAATTGATATACTTGCAATCACTGAGGTAGCAAAGCATTGTTTGCAGTTTGGTATATCAAGCAATGTAAAAGCAAAGCGCGGTGGTAATGGCTCACCAATGAGTGAGTTTAAGGCCTCTGAATACGTCCGAAGTGCTATGAAAATATTTGATATTAGCAAAGAGGAGGCTGCAAACATGACCATGACAGAGTTTGTGACTTACTGTAATGATATGGTTGATGATGTTAGCGAAGGAACGAATTTGACTACAGAGGAAAAGAGAAGGTTAATACTTGAGCAAATGGAAGTGGATAAGAAAAGGGCTAATTAAAGCCCTTTCATTATGAAATATCTTCACTGATATAAGTCGGGTTAGCTGCGTCATAACTTGCAGTAACAACAAAGTTAAAATCACCAGTTCTACGCGCTTCTGATTCTGCCGCTTGGCTGTTATCAGTAGCAACACAATACCAATACTCATAACGATTATGTAATGTGTCTGTTTTGCGCAGTCTAACTGTTGGCTGACGACCAGCAACAAGCTCATTAATGATATAAGTTCTAAGCTCGTCTTGAGTTGTTAAGTCAGCAAGGTCGCGGTTGTCTTCTAGTGAAATAGAGATAGATACGTCCATGCCTGTAGC